GCAGACGGAACTAAACACTCTAGAGGCAAAATTAAAGGTGCTGCAGGAGAATGGAAAGAACGCTCTCGCAAGCACCGATATGTGATGATGTTTGATAAAAATTTACAACTCTTATGGTAATGTATTATAAGTGTTTTCTGTTTTAATCGTTTGCTCATCAATGAATTGAGAAGATAACTCATAAAATAGTTCTCTTTTCATATCCTTTGAAACTTCACTTAAATATTCAGGTCTTAAAATATAAATTAATCTTTTTTCTTCATTTTTTTTAGTTTCATATTCATAATTAGTAACTGGCACTAATGGATTAGCAATAGTAGTAACATTAGTTCTATCAAAAGTTAAAATATCATTTTTATTAATATTTTTAGTAATTGGTGATTCTAATTCAATACTTTGGAGATTAATTTTTGTAATTTTTATCTTATTACTTCCATCAAAATAGTAATCACCAAATACGACGCCTGAATTACTAGATAACAAGAAAATTTGATTTGAACCGATATTTGAATTTTGTGTCGCTTTTGCTGTATATGTTTTTATGGAAGTGTCATTGGTATAAAATGCTCCATAAGTATCATAATAAGAAATTTTAAAGTTTGAGTTTACAATTTTTCCTGATGGAAGAATGAGTCTTCCTTGATCATCCTTTACCTCTAAAGTTTCATAGTGATGCACTGCATTTATGTCGTCATAAATTCTTTCACAATAATCATATAAGTTTTTATTAGATAGAGGCCATTCATCTCTTATATTTGTGATTCCAGATGTAATAATTACAACCCATTCGTACTCTTGACTTCCATATACATCTAACGCTACTAATTCTGGTCTATACCCATCAGGAATTTCGTACTTATAAAATAATGTAAACGTACTGTGAAGATCATCTCTTATTTTACATCTTCTAAACAAGTTTTTTATCAGTAAATAATCTTGTGATGATTGTTTATCTGCTAAAAATGATTGGTACTGTACGTTTGGTAGTTGTCTGAAGTAAGTCATTAGTATCCAACTCCTCCTACTCCTTCGTAATCTTCATTCCAAACAGGAGTAAGTTCTTGGAATTGTAGAGATAATATCATATGAATTGGGGTAGAATCACTGTAGGTGGAATAAGGTCCTGCACCTGTATAGTTTACACTCATATTGGTAAGTGCCGAAGTTTTAAATTTATTTAAAAATTTGTGTTCTCCAGATCCTGTCATATAAGATACTTGGAAAACATCAGGAGCCTTTACGAAAAATGCACCTTGACTTAAACCTGCACCTTTTTTGGGTGCCATTGATTGTTTAAGTGACTTAATAATTGATTTAATTTGCTCACCCTCTCCTGGTGTTCTTGGAACTAAATCAAAAGTAAGCATATATGGTGTTCTTATATTTACACCTTGGAACAATAGTTCTACGTTTGGGTTTACTACTGCACCAGTTGCTCTTGAAAGCAACTGTCCAAAATCTGCATCCTGTCCACTAAGAGCACCGACTGCTAATTTTGAAAATAATGTTGATGTTGCTTGTTGCCCAGTTCCAGTTGTAAATGTCTTGATAGCTTCTTCAAATAATTGTCTACCTGCCTCCTTAGTTCCTTCTAAAAACTCACCACTTTCAATTGCACCTTTTCCAGCACTGATCCCTGCCGCTAAAGCCGCATTTAATTGTTGCTCAGACCAATTGGCAACATTAGAATCTGCAATTCCTTGAGGCATTGGTAAAATTATATTTTGCTTTACACTTCCACCAGAACCAGTATTGAGACTACCAAATCCACCACTTGATAACCCACCAGCTTTATAGGATAAAATTTTAATTAAAACATAATCATCATTTTTTCCTATTCCAGTACTCGGAAACCTAAGTGTACCTGCCATTTTTCTAACTATTTATTATGAATTAGTGACAAATTTAGCATAAGGAATAGAACGAAGTGTAGTAAATTCATTGAAATTCACTTCATAAAAAGGACTTGCAACTTCTTTAAAAGTATATTGTCTAAATGGACTTTGACCACCCCTGAGTTGCCAATGATAATTAAACCCAAAAAATCCATAATCCATGGGTTCGGATGCAAGTATCAATGGATATCGGTCGTAAATAATATTTGGTGTTTTAGCATAATATATGTAGGTATAATATTTACCCATAAATGGTCTAGATGTTTGACTATCTTGTAGTTGCTCAATAATCATATCCATTAATTCTGTAGGACTTTCAATTCCTAACAAGTCTCTTTTGATTGATGTAACTCTATTATCACTTTTTTGCTTTAGACCTTTACCACCAGATCTACGTTTTGGATTTGCTCTTTCATAATCAACATCATATTTAATGATATAAATTAATTGTGTTCTATTTAAACGACTATAACTTGTACTCGTTGCTCCAGTTTTTGTGTACTGATGGGATACATGATATACTGTTGCAATCTCTTTTAATTCACTTAATGAATAATCTTCAAGTTTTGGTTTTTCGTAACCTGTAAGTGCCATTATTTGATACCTAGTTCGTCTTCTGTGATAATTTTAAATTTCCATTGACGATCTTCACAAAATTCTTGAGCAACTTTCCACTTTGCTTGATTTCTTACCCATTCAGTCACTTCGTAAATATATCCTTTTGTTTTTCTTTTTTGAACTTTTGGTTCAACTGTTTGCTTCTTCGGTTTAACTTCGATAATATATTTTTGTATTTTACCATCATTTTCACGAACTTTAATATAAAAATCTGGAAAATATCTATGGATTTTTCCGTCTATTGGTGATCTATATGGGAGAGCAATCTCTTCACTACCCCATTCTAGAATATTTTCGTTTAAATCACAATAATTCATGAATCTTCTTTCCCATAGAGATCTATATACAATGTTAGTTGGATCTCCTTTGTACTTTTGGGGATATGATGGTTGGTATTTTCCTTTATATGACATCTAAATAATTATAATAAAATATCCAATGTAGGTATTTAGAGTGGCAACACCATTAAGAATGTCCAGCGTAAAAACCTTATTTGGTAATGTAGCGCAGACTTCACATTACCAAGTAATATTTGGTGGACTACCTGGAGGTTTATCTGGGTTTTTGGGTTCTAAAGGAGTTAGTGCATCTTTTGCTAGTGGTGACTTTGGTTTATTATGTTTTTCAGCATCTTTACCAACATCTTCTTTTGCTATAACAGAATCTTCCCCTAATATAGGAATAAAAGAAAAAACTGCACATACTAGAATATATGGAAATATAACTTTAGAATTTTATGTTGATAGTGATTATAAATCATTAAAATTGCTAGAACACTGGATGGATTATATTTCAAGTGGATCTGGGGCAAGTCAAGCGTCTAATGAATATTTTATTAGAATGCAATATCCAAGTATGTATAAATCTGATCAAACAAAAATAGTAAAGTTTGATAGAGATTATAGAGTAGAATTTGAATATAATTTTAGAGGTTTATTCCCAGTATCAATTTCATCAATACCTCTTTCATATGCTGCCTCTGATGTATTGAAAGTTGCAGCAACTTTTGAGTATGATCGTTATATTGCTGGAAAGGCATCAAGTTTAGCATTAGTATCAAATATTGCTTTTAATAACAATCCAGGTTCAAATCCACCAAGAGTTCCTATGTCTCCTGGACAAGCAAGTACTGGTGGAGTTGTGTTTAGGCCTGCTAATTTAACACCAACTGAGGCAATTGTTAAGGGAGAACTATATACAACTTTAACAGGAAATCAGAAGGTTAGATAACACTTCTAAATATTTTTATTAAATTATTAAAACTGTTAAATTGTTATGCCATTACCATCTATAGCAACACCAACTTATGAGTTGGAAATTCCATCGTTAAAAAAGACAATTAAATACAGACCTTTTCTTGTAAAAGAAGAAAAGGTCCTAATTATTGCGATGGAAAGTGAAGATCCCAAACAAATTACTAACGCTGTAAAGGAAGTTATTAGTAATTGTATACTTACAAAAAATATTAAAGTTGAAAACCTTGCAACATTTGATATTGAATACATCTTTTTAAATATCAGAGGAAAATCAGTCGGTGAGGTTGCAGAAGTTTTAATCACTTGCCCAGATGACGGTGAAACTCAAGTTCCAATTAGTATTAACTTAGATGATATTAAAGTTATAGTTCCAGAAGAACATACAAAAGACATAAAGTTAGATGATAATTTAACTTTAAGAATGAGATATCCATCTATTCAAGAGTTTATTAAAAACAATTTTATTAGAACTGATGGTATCAGTGTTGATGATACTTTCTCTGTTATCTGTTCATGTATTGAGCAAATTTATAATGAGGAAGAATCGTGGTCTACTTCTGATTGCACTAAAAAAGAACTTGTAGATTTCTTAGAACAATTAAGTTCTAAACAATTTAAGAAAATTGAAAAGTTCTTTGAAACTATGCCAAAATTGAGTCATACAATTGTTGCAAAAAATCCAAATACTGGTGTGGAAAATAGTATAGTTTTGGAGGGATTAACATCTTTTTTCGCATAGCGATGGCGCATGAGAATCTTGCGTCTTATTATAAAATAAATTTTGCCCTGATTCAGCATCATAAATATAGCTTGACGGAGTTGGAAAATATGATGCCCTGGGAAAGAGAAATTTACGTATCATTGCTCCACCAATATATTGAAGAAGAAAATTTAAAGAACAATTCAAATAATGGCTGAGCAAGTTACTCCACTTACGGGTTCTCCCTTATCTCAAGAATCTAGGCAAGTAATTGCAAGAAGCACTTCTGTGTCTGGACAAGACATTAGAGGTGCTAATTTATTATCTCCAGTAGCACCAAGTGAATCGGAGATTAGAAATCTTCAAGTTGCACAGAAGAATCAAGAATCTTTAGTTGAAATAAAAGGTGGATTATTTGGTGTACAACAGGACATTAACAGATTAAATGGTGGACTAATTAATATTGCCAACTTATTGCAACAAGATGCTGTTAATGAAGAAAGGTTATTACGTTCTCAACAAGAAAGAGAAAGAAGACTTGCTGAAGAACAAGTTAGAATTGGTAGAGAAAGTGATGTAGAGAGAAAAATAGAAGCAGCAATAGTAGCACCAGTTCAAAGAGTTGCACCAAAAGTACAAAATCTTTTTGGAAATGTTTTACAATCTTTAGGATTTTTATTTGGTGGATGGTTAACAAATCAAGTTATTGAATATATTAAAGCGGAAGGTAAAGGAAATAATGAAAGATTAGAAGAGATTAAAAAAAATATCATAAAAGGTCTTGGAGTTGCGGGTGGTACTTTACTTGCTGCCAAACTTGGAATTGGACTATTAAAAAGAACTTTATTTGGTATTACAAGCCAATTAGGATTATTAATAGGAAAAGCAGTTTTTGCACCAATTAATGCTATAAAAAATATTTTACCAGGCGGAGGCGGCGGTGGTGGTGCAAAACCTCCAGGTGGTACAAAACCAAGAAGTGGTGGAACACCAAAACCAACTGGAGGAATTTTATCTGGATTAAAGAATCTCGGTGGTAGACTTAAAAACACTGCTGGAAACTTTGTAAAAAGTATGGGATTACCTTTGTTAACTGGAGCTATAATGACTGGTCTTGATATTAAATCTGGAGAAGACCCTGGAAGAGCAGTTGCTGGTACAGTAGGTGGAATGGTAACATCTGGTGCTGCATTTGCTGCAGGATCTTTACTACCTATTCCTGGGAGTGGTGTACTTAGTGGCGCTCTCGCATATGGTCCTGGACAAGATATTGCAAAAGGAGTTTATGATAAGTTTTTTGGTGCTCCACAAACTACACCTCCCCCAGCAACTACCACTACAGAG